TAAATATGATTGGTATGATGGAGTAGATGAATACATTGATGGTAGGGTTGATTGGATTCATATTTATGATAGTAAAGAAGATAACGTAATTAATTTTGAATCAGTGAATGAATATTTAAAATAAACATTATGAAGACAGTAAGAACATTAAAACACAGAAAAACAACCGGTAGAAGTTTAACCGACACAAGACAGTTAACTTGGCTACAAAAGCAAAGAAGCGAAGAGATTAAAAGCATGACAATAGAGTACAACAATAGATTTGACGGTAGGCCTATTTTTAGCTGTTCTCAGGTACTTTTAATTCTTTATGGTATGTCAGAGCACCAATACCTAACAAGAGAGCTTACAAAGGTAGAGTATAGACAGTTTTTTTTAAGTAAAGGAACTTATAATAATTGGAGAAAAGTAAATGCCTAGAACATGCAAAGTATGTAAGACCAAGTTTGAACCTCAGTTTAATAGCGTTCAACCAACTTGCGGCTACAAGTGCGCTATTGAATACGCTAAGACTCTAAGAGAGAAGAAAGAGAAAAAGGAGTGGAAAGCTAGAAAGAAGGTATTAAAAGAGAAGGTTAAAACTAAATCAGATTATTTAAAAGAGCTTCAGGCAGTATTTAACACCTTTATAAGACTATCTAAAGAACCTAATTGCATTAGTTGCGGATTAGATTTAAGAGGTCGCAAGTATGATGCGGGCCACTTTAGAAGCGTTGGTAACTGTCCAGCTTTAAGATTTGAAGAGGTTAACGTTTGGCCTCAATGCGTACACTGCAACCAATACAGAAGCGGTAATATACTAAACTACCGTAAAAGATTAGTAGAACTAATAGGACTGGAAGAGGTTGATAGATTAGAATCAAAGCAAGAGCCTAAACAATACTCAATTCCTGAGTTAATACTAATGAAAGAAGACTATAAAGAACGAATAAGAAAACTAAAAAATAATTAAAAATTAATCAATAACTAAAAAGTTTAGTTATATTTGACCCGAAGGTACTCCGCAAGAGTCGCAAGTAGTTACACGTTCTAGCCTTCATTCTTTATTAATAACCAATTAGCAGAAGATTGTATTGATAAATGGATTAAAAATTACGAGTTATGCCAAAAATAGGATTAGGATTAAATGTTTATGAAGCAGCAAAAGAGCGTATAAAATATACTTTTGATAACTTTGAAAAAATATCTGTTTCATTTTCAGCAGGTAAAGACTCAACAGTAATGCTTCACATGGTAATGGATGAAGCTATAGAGAGAAATCAAAAAGTAGGTGTTTTATTAATTGATTTAGAAGGCCAATATAAACTTACAATAGATCATGCTAAAGAGTGTTTTAAAATGTATGAAGATTACATAGATTTATATTGGGTTTGTCTTCCTATACATTTAAGAAATGCAGTCAGTAATTTTGAGCCATTTTGGAAATGTTGGGATTCTGAAGTAAAAGAGGATTGGATAAGACAACCACCAAAAGATGCTATAACAGATTTAGATTACTTTCCTTTTTTTACTGATGGAATGGAGTTTGAGGAGTTTGTACCTGAGTTTGGAGAATGGTATGCTGAAGGTAAAACTTGCGCTACATTTGTAGGTATAAGAACAGATGAAAGCCTTAATAGATTTAGGACGATAGCAAGCACATCAAAGGTTACATTTGACAACAAGCAATGGACAACACAAGTAACAGAGAATAGTTATAACGTTTACCCGGTTTACGATTGGAGAACTGAAGATATTTGGATTTACCACTACAAAAACCCAAACAAAAGACATAATGAGCTTTATGATATGATGCATAAGGCAGGTTTAACAATACATCAACAGAGAATATGTCAACCTTATGGAGATGACCAAAGAAGAGGTCTTCATTTGTTTCATATAATAGAACCTGAGACTTGGGCGAAAGTTGTTGCTAGAGTTAACGGTGCAAATAGTGGGGCTTTGTATGTGCAAAACACTGGTAATATAACAGGTTATGGAAAGATAACATTACCACCTAACCATACATGGGAGAGTTTTAGTAGAATGATACTTGATACTTTACCACCTCAAACAAAAGAACATTATCTAAATAAAATATTCACATACATTAAGTGGTGGAAAGAAAGAGGGTATATTGATGGAATACCAGACGAAGTTCCTTCTGTATTAGAAGCGAAAAAGAAAGCCCCTTCATGGAGAAGGATTTGTAAGTCATTATTAAGAAATGATTATTGGTGTAAAGGATTAGGTTTCACTCAACATAAAACAGCAGCTTACAAAAAGTATTTAGAACTAAAAAAGAAACAAAGAGAATTAGCAAAATTTAAATAATTAGAAAGATGGATTTATTTGATTTAATACAAAATGAAGAAAGTAAAGGTTTGAACTTTGAAACCCTTGACAAGTTTAAGCAAATTATAGAAGAAGTTAAAGACTATAACTTGCACGATAAAGTTTTAATTCTTAACGAGTTTAAAAAGTTAATGCATGAAATAAGCCCCTTTAATACTGAGCCAGTTGATTGTGTTTTATGGGTTAAAAATGACACTGTAGCAGCTAACGACTACAATCCTAACGCGGTTGCACCTCCTGAAATGGAACTTCTAAGGCTTTCAATTTCAAATGATGGATATACTCAACCTATTGTTAGTATGGATAATGGAGACGATACAAGGGAGGTTATAGACGGGTTCCATAGAAATAGGGTAGGCAAAGAATGTGAGGACATACAAAAAAGAGTTCACGGTTATTTACCTGTTGTAACGATTAGAGAAAGTCAACTAGGAAAGGGAGATAGAATAGCTTCAACAATTAGACATAACAGAGCTAGAGGCAAACATAGAGTTGAGGCAATGAGTGATATTGTTTTAGACCTTAAAAAAAGAAATTGGAATGACAAAAAGATAGCTAAAGAGTTGGGTATGGATGCAGATGAAGTTTTAAGATTAGGTCAGATAACAGGATTAGCCGAGTTGTTTGCGGATAAAGAGTTTAACGAAGCATGGAAGGCAGAAACATATCAAGAAAATGAAACAATTGATTGAAGATAATTATAAAGTAACTATAAAGAGGGGTTTAATCAGCCCCTCTACTACTGTTCAAGATTTTATAGATAAAATTTATGAGGAAGTTGATGAGTTACAAAATGAAATTGATACCGGAAAGACTTACAATTTTGATAAGTTGAAATATGAATTAGCTGATGTAATTTTAACTTGTTTAAATATGTCTAAACATTTTAATATAGATATAGAACAACAAATGAAGTCAAACGTAAGAAGGAATAAATTTAGAATACCAAAACAATAATAGAAACTAAAGCACCACCCAATCCAACAGATAAGAAAGTCCTTTGCCTTCTAAGCTTATTTACTTCGTTTCTAGCCTGAGATAAAACCCCTTGATGCAGGTTCTCTTGCGTTTGTTTCTCTTCAATAACTTGCCTAAGTAGTTTAATTTCTTCTTCATTATCTTTTTGGTCTGACTTGCAAAGATAGTAAAGCTCTGTTGATTTAGATAGATGTTCTACAGTTTTAACGTCTAAACAAATTGTGTCGTTTATCAATGTGTCTGATACGGTTGCGTAGTTCGTCTTTGGATATATCAATATAAATAGAATCAATAACTTTAACACTGTCTTTTCTTTCATTTCTTTTAGTTTGAAGGTCATTAATAAGGTTAACAAGGCTATCTTGTCTTTTAATAGATGCTTTAACCTCTCTCAAGTAGTAAGGGTTTTCTATTGGCTTAGGTTTAACTAATAGATAGATAACCACCATTACAAGGATTATGTTGATTATGTTATAGGTTTTCATACTGTAACTACTTCTAGTTCTGTAATATCAAATTCAAGCACCTTAGACATGGCCTTTTTACTTGAAACATTATCTATCAAACCATCCTTATTAACATCTTTCTGGTCAGTTCCAACTAATATGCAACCTAAAGTATGATAATAGTAATTACCGGGATGAATTAAGATGGCACTTCTTCCGGGAACATCTCTAACCCAAAACGTTTTACCAAACTTAGGTGATGTATGTCTTGTGACTCTGTAGGTTCCTTCTGGAATACATGACTTTCTAACCTCATTATTTTCTATACCATCATTGTTTAAATCTGGTAGCTCTAAGGTAAAGCAAGAGAAGTCACCCACCTGAAGCTCTCCTAATGTTTGTTTATCATCTTTAAATTTTCTAAATAAAATTGCTTTCATGCTTGCAAGTTAACAAATAATGATTATACTTGTATCACTGAAAGTGGAATTTCAAAACGATTTTTATAGTTTACAGCAAATTAGCGGGCTCCTTTTCCACTTTCGGGGCTTGCTTTTTTGTGTACGAAAGATTTAGACAGTTTAAAACTATAGATACTTATAAACTTCCCAATTGTGTTAGGTCTATGTTGTTTAAAGCAAATATAAAAGATAGATATATTAAGTACTTAGTTAGTTTTGAACCTAAGACTGATGACGAAGTTATAAATGATTTGATATTTAATAAAAATAAATAGGTTATGAGAAAGGCAGACAGAGATTTTATAGATAAATTAGAAAAGCGTATAATTGAATTAGAAAACCCAGTACTTTATAATAACGGTCAAGAAGTCAGATTTGAGTTAGACGGTAACAAACAACTTGGTATTGTTGTAGATAGTAAGATGGTTTATAAATGTACTGAGCCATATTATTTAATGGCTTTGCATATTCCATTTGATTATAGGAAATACCAAGTATTATCTAAAAGTCAAAAACATTGGTTTAAATATAGTGAATTATCTGGGATACCTAAACAATAAAAGAATGAAGATACTAAAACAAGTAACACTAATTAAAGCATCTAGGAAAGCAGATAAGAGCGTTTCTATTCAGTTTGTAACAGATACAGAGCAAACACCAGAGGAACTAATGGAGATGGATAGAATGATAAGCACCAGAGGTATATTGTACTACTCAGACCGTGGAGAACTTACACAAGCGGAGATAGATGAACTTGATAATGTAGATATTGAGCTAGAAGGCAAAACACAAAGCCAGAGAATGAGAAGCGTTATGTATATTTATTGGCAACAGTTAGGAGAAAGCGGAGAGTTTAAAGAGTTCTATAAGAAATATACTGAGAAGATAATACAGAATATAAAGGATAAATTAGATTGACAGAGAGATAAGTAAATTTAAAGACTATTTATGAAAGATAAGGCAGAGAAAGAAGCGCACCGAATAGCTAGAAAGTATTGGAATTTAGATATTTTAAGTTTTAATACAATCATCAAATGCGCTATAATAGATGTATCAAATACAATAGAGGCTTTAAAAACAGCAAATCAATGGACAGAATACTCATCTTCTGCTTGGGGTGATATTGACAACGATATTAACTTTCAAATTGAAGTCAAAAAGATATTAGAGGATAAATTAGATTGATTATAACTTAAAAGTGTAACAATTGTTGCGTTAAATTAAATACACAATTATGAAAAATAGAATAATAGAAATATGTGAATTAGGACAACCAAAAAGTATAATTCATAGAGAAAATGAACCAATCTCAGAACTAATAAAAACAACAGACTTAGTAGAAGAACTAAACAAGCAATTGTTGTTACACAATGTTAGCCAACAACTGAGCAAAGTTATGTACGTCCGATAGGATGGACTTTGCTTAGAGTTATGAATAAAATATAAAAGATGAATAATAAGATAGAATTTTTAGAGATTAAAGTCAAAGAGTTGACGGAAGAGAAAGACAAATGGTTAAGCATGTATTATGAAGCTTCTACCAGCTTAGATATCCAAGCCGAAAAACTTATGGAATCCCAAGAGGAGCTGAAAATGCTTAAGTTAGGTATTTGTATGGCCTTAAACACTTTGGAGGGTAGAGTTACCAGCGGTAAAGATGCTAAAACACAATTAGAACAACTTTTAAACAAATAGAGAACTATAAACACTATAGAGATTTCTTTGATTAAATATTAATTACTATCTTAGCAGTATGAAAGAGAAACTATTAGAAGCTTGGTCAATAGCTAAAGCAGTTATACTACTAGGTGGACTAATTACAATAGGTATACCATTTGTAGCTTTAATTATAAAAACATTAGTTAAGCTATTTATGTGGGGCTATAACGTTATTTAGGATGGATGTATTCGACTGGCTAGAGTTATTTTGGAGGATTAACAGCCCTTACTTCGATATAGCAGTTGAAGGATTAAACTATTACGAAACAATAGGAAGGAATTAATAATAATCTTTTTTAATTATGGAGGACAAGCGAAAGAACAACGGAGGACATAAGACGGCAGGGCGTAAGTCTAAAGCGGAAGAGATTCAACTAATAGAGAAGTTAGGCCCAATGGCTCCAGCAGCTTATAAGGCTTTAAAGGATGGAATAGATAAAGGCGACTATAAATTCGTTCAGCTATTCTTTGCTTATTACGCCGGTAAACCAAAAGAGAGTAAAGATATTACCTCTAACGGTGAGACAGTACAAACTATAATTAATCTAGGAACGGGTGAAGAGTGATTTTAAAATCTGATGACCGAGAGCGAGGGGTTTACCTAATAACAATCGGTGTACTAAAAAGGGGAGACGGTGATTAAGTTATACTTCCCCATTTTTTATGAAACTACTAACCAAACAAAATAAAGCAGTAAAGTACTTAAAAGACTCTGACACTACTGAGCTTTTATACGGTGGGGCAGCTGGTGGTGGTAAATCTGCTCTAGGCTGTCTTTGGCTAATAGAATCATGCCAACGCTTTGAAGGCTCTCGCTGGCTTATGGGTAGGTCTAAACTAAAGACCCTAAAAGAAACAACTCTAAACACCTTCTTTGATTTGTGTAGTGAATTAGGAATATCAGACCAATACGTCTACAACGGTCAAACAAATACTATCCTTTGGAATAACGGTAGCTCTATAGTGCTTAAAGATTTATTTCTGTACCCTTCAGACCCTAACTTTGATAGTCTCGGTTCGTTAGAAATTTGTGGCGGCTTTATAGATGAGTGCAACCAGATAGTTTACAAGGCGTGGCAGGTGTCCAAATCCCGTATGCGTTATAAGCTTTTAGATTACTGCGATAAGTGCGGAAGCCAACATAAACAAAATGTGTTAAAAACAGAGATAATAGAAGGTGTCGAAGTGATTACTCAATGGATATGTGACAACAACCATACATCAAACGGTCTTAAGCCTATGATATTCGGAACATGTAACCCTGCAAAGAATTGGGTTTATAAAAAGTTCTACATAGCAGATAAGAATGATTCATTACCTTCTTACAGACGTTTTATACAAGCTTTACCGACAGATAACCCTCATCTACCAGAGAGTTACTTACAATCGCTTAGAGAGCTTGATGAAGCATCTAAACAAAGGCTATACTACGGCAATTGGGAGTTTGATGATGACAAAGCAACTATCATAAGTTTCAATGCTATCATGGATTACTGGAACGGTAAACACGTAGAGCGTAACGGTAAGATGTATTTAACTATTGATGTAGCCCGTAAAGGAAAGGATAAGACAGTGTTTAGGGTTTGGGATGGGTTTGTATGTATCCATAGAGAAGAGTTATCTAAGAGCTTAGTAACAGAGGTGGCGGATAGGGCTAAAGAATTGCAGACAGAATACAAAATAAAAAACTCTAATACGGTAGCAGATGAGGACGGTGTAGGCGGTGGTGTAGTTGATATACTTAACTGCCAAGGATTCATTAACAACTCTAAGGCTAAACTAAAAGAGAACTACGACAACCTTAAAAGCCAGTGCTCTATACGTATGGCTAAGAGAATAGAGAGAGGTGAAGTAGTAGAGATATGCAAAGACCAAACGGTAATTGATAGGGTATCAGAAGAGATGGAGCAGGTTAAATACAAGGATGTAGACAAAGACGGTAAGCAGGGTATTATACCTAAAGACAAAGTAAAGGAGATGATAGGCCGCTCTCCAGATGATTGGGATACTATAATGATGAGAGAAATATTTGATATTTACGGGGAGTTTGTAATGGTTTAAATTAAGATTATGATGACAAATAAAGAAAAATGGGATGGCATGGTAAATTCTATAAATGAAATGGTTGACGGTAAATACTACAACACAATGGTGGTAACAATGAACCCTAAAGACTCTCACATAATATTAAGTGGTGTTGATAATTGTCTGTTTATTTTTGATGAAAGTATAGAATTAGACACCTTTAATATAGTGGGCACGAGAGATATAATAAAACATACTTAAAACATTTGTCTCCACCCCGTGTAGCAAGTAGACTAACTAATTGATAATTAATAAGATATGAAAAGAAGAAATTTAATAATATTAGCTTTATTTTTAGGCTCATGTACTAAGACTTATGAATGCAACATTAATACGGTAACATCTGAGCCTTACCAAAATGAACTTAATCATCAAATAGAGTTTGAAGGTACTAAGGAAGAGGTTAAACAGTTTGAGTCAGATGGTACACATGTATTAAATTTTTCTTTCCCAGAGCATTACACTATTACACAAACAACTACTTGCTTATGAACTTTGCAAAGAATTTAGAGACATTAAGAAAGGATAAGGCCCTCACATTAGAGAAGGGATTAAGCCAGAATAAGTTAGCTCTTGAGTTAGGTTTAACACGTTCAATGATTGCCAGCTATGAGCAAGGAGTGGCAGAACCTTCACTATGTAATCTAGTTAAAATAGCTCAATACTTTGATGTAAAAACTGACACTTTACTATTGACTAGAAAATAATCATTTTACTGATTACTTAATCATCATTAGTATATTAGCTCAATAATTCAATTGAGTGAAGTTTAAAATACCATTCTCAAAAGGTAAACAACTTGACCTTTCATTAAAGAGTCATAGTTACAACGACTCTAATAGTTTCATCACAACAGGTAATTTTGTAGGCTTTGGCGGTTTCTCATCTAATAACGAGAACAACCAAGGATTAATTAACACTGGTTACGCTTCAAATGTTACGGTTTATTCTATTATAAAGAAGATAGCGAGCAATGCAGCAGACGTTCCTAAGATATTAATTGATGCAACTAACCCTGACGAGGTTGAAAGGATAACAGATGGAGAAGTATTTGAAATGCTTCAACGCCCTGCTATTTATCAAGGTAGACAATTGAGTCAAAACGATTACTTTGAAACTGTAATCACTTATTTACTATCAACTGGTGATGTGTACCAAAGAGGGTTAACTTCTGTTGGAT